GGCATCGTGCGCTCTTCGCCGGTGGCCTCCTCGAACATGATCGGATCCATTTCATGCTCGCTCAACCAAGTGCGCGCTTCATCTGGCGTGAACTGCTGCGCATCAAACCGCACTGCCTGGATCTCGCTTGCTCCTTCTTTAATGCCATAGATGAAATCAATGCCATCACCGCCGGCATCGTTCTCACGGCGAAGCTCATCGTACTGATCGGGATCAGTCATTCTCGCCGCATGTTCATTTGGATAAGGGCGCGCCTCTTCCATTTGTCTATCCTGCAATGCCTTGATTCTATCCGCCTTCTCATTCGCCCAAGTCTGGCCCGGATCGCCGCCCCATGCGGCCCATGCCACGCGGCCCGGTGATGGATAGCCATCCTCTCCGGGGCTGAATCCCTCGCCTTGCTTGTCAACCTCGTGTCGAGCGAACCATGCCGCCATCGTGATCACGGTGTCAGGGCTCAGCTCATCACCGCTCAGGATCTGACCAGCACGCCGCGCTGCAATCTCAGTGCCGCCTGCTTCGCCATCAGTTTTCCAATCCCGATAGCGCTGCGCTTCTTCCTTCATGCCCTCGGTGGGCGTGAGATCAACCTGCTCGCCTGCAATCGTTGCCATCAGTCTTCTGGCCCTTCGGTGGAATCCTCGAGCACTGATTCCTCCTCGTACTCTTCTTCTTCCATCGGAGCGCCTGTCTCTTCAAACGCAGGCACAGCGTCCTGATACAACGGCGGTTGCGCGTTGCCGCCAATGGTCACCTCGCTTGGGTCGGTGTCGAGCACGATGTCCATCTCATCCAGCATCGCCAGCTCAGCCTGACGTGCCACCAGCACATCATCCAAATCGCCGCCCTGCTCGCTGATCACCTGGCCCAACGTCTTGAATCCACAGCGCACCGCATCCTTGTACGCGTTCACTTCCTTCTGTGGATCCACCCATTCCCAGCTGCGTGGGATCCAGCGGCTGGCGCGGTAGCGATCTGGGTTGGTCTCATACGCCGGCAGATTCAACACACCGCTGAGCACTGCCATCTCCAGCCAGTTCTCGTAGACGATCTGATGGAAGTTCTCAATAAAGAACCGCTGCAGCACTTTGTACGTGTCGCGCTCCTCGAGCAGGCTCAGCCGGCTGCTGCTGTAGTTGCTCTCTGAGAAGTTCTTGCTGATGCTCTCGAACGACACGCCAACGCCAGCGGCTACAGCGCGCAGCATCGATCGCGTGAACGGTTCTAGCTGGCCGTCAGGTGCGTTGAGATCAGGCACCGTCACGCTCTCACCAGGCGCGAGATACTTGAACACACCAGGGCTGAACTCACTCACGCGTTCGCCCTCGTACACCTCATCGCCGATCAGCTCACCCTCAGGGCTACTGATGAAGCCCATCAGTGCGCTGCTAGCCCGCGCACGCACCACCTCGGCCTCCTCATAGCCCTGCAGCATGTGCAGCCGCATCAGCGCCGATGCGAACCACGTCACGCCGCGTGTCTGGCCAGGCCGCTCCGGCAGGAACAGATGGATCACCTCATCAGCAGGCACGCGCACACGGCGGCCATTGGTGCGAGGGTTGCCCGCATACGTGTCGCCCGGATGGTTGGCATAGAAGTGGTAAGCCTGCGGGCGCAGGTAGGCATCCACCTCGATGCCCATCCGCACCGTGTTACCGGCCGCGGCCTGCGGGATGTCGTCGTCGATCAGGTAATCAGCCTCGAGCACCTGCAACGCGAATGGCACACGCGACCCACCGAACGGCTGGCGGATCATCCGCACGAACACCTCGCCGCTCTCCGCCAAGCTGCGGCACAGCAGGCGCTCCATATCGTGAAAGCCCAGCAGGCCGCTCACATCACAGCGGCTCTTGTGCATCCACTTCTCCCATGCCTCGTGGATCTGGCCATTGATCGCCTCATCCAACCGCCCGCCACGCTGCATCCGCACCTGTGACTGGTGCCTGATGCCATGTCCAATCACGTTGTTCTGAATGCTGCGGAGCGCCTGCCTGGCATAGTCGTTGTCACGGCACAGCTGCCGCGCACGATTGCGCAACGCCTTGAAACTGCTCTTGATCTCGCTGTCGGCACTGGTGCCACTTGTCACCCAGTCAGCCGTCAGCCTGCTGACCCTTGCACCCTGATACGCCCGCGCACGAGGCCGCACAGGCTCAAACCCCATTGCCTTGAACAGCCGCGTGCGCAATCCCATCAGAACCTCACGAACAGATTGTGCGGGTTGCCTTGACCGTTAGCGATCAGGCTTGCCATCTGCTCACGCTTCACCTCAGCCTTCAGCCTACTTTCGCGTTCCATCAGTTCACTCAAATCGATCTTGGTGAAACTGCGACTGCCGATGCTGTACTGCTTGGCACCACCGCTAACGATCGCGCGGATCGCAGCCTGCACAGCATCGAGATCGATCTGCGCCTGCGTGCGCCCATCAAATGCACCCGGTGTGCCCGCATAGGACAGCACCGCATCAACGATCAGCTGGCCAGCGCCCAGCGTGATTACTGATCCGGTCTTGCTGGCGATCGCCTGCCAGTACCACGTGCCAGCGTCAAAGCCGCTGCTGACATTGGCCGCAATGGTGAACTGCCATCCGGTGCCGTAGGCCGTGCCAACCACTGACGCGCCCTCGCTGGCCGCGTTGAATCTCAGCCAGTAGGTCAGCGTGTAGTCGGCGCTGCTGACCGCATTGCCGAGATTGTCGACACCTTCAATGTCACGCCACTGGATCGTGTCGCCTGCCCTGATTGTCGCGGGAATCTGCACGGCTACCAGTTGCTGACAAAGCCAGGCCCAGCCGCTATCGGCTGTTGCTTCCTTGATCTTAGCGGTGCTTTCTTCCCTTCCTCTAGCTGCACTCGCAACTGTTCCCACATCGTCGCCTTGTTCATCTTGCGCCCATAGATCAACATCGCCGCGTAGCCATACACCGCGCAATCCAGCGCCTCGTTCCGATCGCCTGCCTTCTTCACCCATTCCCTGATCGGGAACCCGCGGTGATACCGCAAGGCCTGCCGCTCACTGGTCAGCTGGCGGTAGTACTCATCATCGGCAGCAAGCCCGAAGTTCAAACCGCCGGTGGTCTCGTTATGACGCAGCCGCCCGAACAACGTCGTCTTGATCGTGTCGGTGCCCAGCTGATACAGCGTCACGCCGCGCTTGATCACCTTGCCGCGCCAGTTCACGTCAACCTTGCTGCCCTTGCCAACCGCCGGGCTGTTGCGCCTGCTGCTGCCCTTGATCGCCACCACACCACGCGACCCGCGATCACGCACGTACCTGTACACCTCATGGGTGCAGTGGCCGCCAGAGTCCACCGCCACCTGCGCCAGCTTCAGGTGCTTGCCGCCCTCCGTCTCCCACTCAGTCGCCAGCACATGATCCAGTTGCTCCCATACCTCCGTCTGCGTCGGGTCACCCATCAGCTCCTGATGCCACACCAGCCAGCCCGTCTCACCCTCACCCCATCCCCACACGCTCACCGCTAGCCGGTTGTCCTGCACGTCAACACCACCAGTGAGCAGCACCACGCCAGCAGGGCACACGCCGGGCTTGTACTCAAGGCGCCGCGCCATCAATCCATCGGCGCTCACCTTGGCCGCGTAGTCCTCCTCCCACGTCTCAGCCAGTCGCGTATTGACGAACGACTTCAACGCCGGTGCATCGCCCTTGGCCCGCAGGAAGTCATCCACCAGCTGCTCCCAGCTGCACCATCCCAGCGGGCTGTAGAGCCCACTCAGGTGGAATCCAGCCGTGCGCCCATTGCTCGGTGCTGTCGCCCGCCACTCACCGCCGCGCAGCATCGCCGGCTTGTGCATCTCCTCGAATCGTTCGCCGCAGTGCTCGCACTGATACCTCGCAGTCTCCGGCTGGCCATCGGCCCACTTCAGCTGGCCCCACTTCAACCACTCCATCGCGCCGCACGCCGGGCATGGCACATAGAACCGCCGCTGATCACTCCGCTGATACTCCGCCTCGATCCGTGAGAAGTCCTTCACGGTTGGTGTGCTGGTGAGCAGGATCTTGCGCCGCGCGAACGTCGTCGTCCGCCGCTCCGCCAAACTCACCGGATCGCCTTCACCATCCACATCAGCCGGAAAGGCATCCACCTCATCGCAGAACAAATACCTACACGGCGCTGATCGCAACCCCGTGGCGCTATTCGCCCCGGCCATCAGCATGATTCCGCCGCTGAACTCCTTGCTGAACATCGTGTTGCCAGAGTCCCGGCTCCTGGCAGGTGCGATCTTGGCCGCCAGTACCGGCGTTTCCGTGATCATGCTCTCGAGCCGTTGCTTGCTCAGACGCTTCGCCATCTCGATCGTTGGCTGCACGCACAACATCGGACCCGGTGCATGGTCGATCACGTAGCCCAGCCAGTTACTGCCCGCCTCCGTCTTGCCCGTCTGCGCCGCAAACATCATCACTACACGCTGCACCGGGCTCTCAGAGCTCAGGCAATCCATCGGCTCGCGTAGGTATGGCGTCCGATCTGTGCGCCACGGCCCAGGCTCCGCGCTTGCCTTGCTGCTCAGCCGCCGATGCAGGTCCGCCCACTCGCTCACCGTGAGCGGTGTCTCAGGCCGCAAGCCATCCAAGAACCCATCACGCCACGCGTTACTCATCGCACAGCTCCACCAGCGCAGCACGGTGCTCCTGCGTCAGCACCTGATGGATCCGCACTGGGTCGATCTCGCCCGCTAGCTGGTGGCTCAACCGATCCGCCAAATTCGCCAACGCCTCACGCACACTTCGCCCCATCTTGAACGCTTCCTTCTTCACCTCATCAGCAGGCACCAGCTCACCACGCTGCTGCGTCACCTGCAGCTTCGCCAGCTCCGCCTGGTAGTGCTCCCTGCGCGCGCGTGATTCGTTGAGATCAGGGATCGCATCATCCGGCAACCCCTCCACACGCCGCTTTAGCTCCGCTGCATCACGTGGTGGTGGTGACTCAATCGGATCGCCCCGGCTCACCTTGCTGACGTTGTTGATCGCTGTGTTCTTGTTCCACAGCTCTAACGCCAGATCGCGATCCAGCCATCGCCTGCCATCCTTCTCCACCACAGCAGCAGCAATCCTGCTCTTGGTTGCATGGGTCACAGCGCCCTTACTGCATCCCCTGATCGCTGCAAACTCAGCGAACGTAACCAGCACAAAGTTGAATCGTTCTAGCGTTAAGTTAAACCCCACTAAACCGCCCTAAACTGTCTTAAGGGAGTCTCATTTGCGTCTCAATGTGAGATCCCTTGCGCCGCAAGGATTTAGGGGCCCTCGCCGCTGGCGCTAGAGGATTCGGGTGCGAGCGAACGACC